ACTGAGGGTATCGTTAATCGTGATATGCGTGCTGAAGGTAACGCATTGTTAAATAAATGGGAAAGAACTGGACTTCTAGAGGGTCTAGATGGCGAGCGTAAACGTTCCGCTATGGCTCGTTTGCTTGAAAATCAAGCTAAAGAGCTTCTTCGCGAGAGTTCTTCGATGAGCGCTGGTGATGTTGAGGGCTTCGCAGCCGTTGCATTCCCAATCGTCCGTCGAGTTTTCGCAGGGTTGATCGCCAACGATCTCGTTAGCGTTCAACCGATGAGTCTCCCAAGTGGGCTCATCTTCTTCCTGGATTTCGTGTTCTCACCAAATCTTGGAGGATCCGGTCTTACTCAAACTGATCGATTTGGTAACTTAGTTAACAAGTCAATTTACGGTACTGATCGAGTCGGTGCTCAGATTACTGGGGGTGTCAGCTTGACTGACGTTTCTGGTAGTGACCTTTCAGGTCCGCGCACTATTGGTGGTCGTGGTTATGCCTACGGTTCTCCAACCGGCTCAGTCGCTACTACGACTAGTAACTACGCACTCAAGGGGCAGTTCGACCTTAATGGTGATGATGATGTGCAGGGCATGTCCGCAGCAAACCTGAAGCTGATCTTATGGGATCCTGATTTGATGGATCTTTCCGGAAGTGGTTACAAGGTTGTTGTTGTCGATGCTGCTAAGTCTGGTTTTACCGATGGCCAAGCAGATTTCGATAATCTTGCGGCTTTCCAGTCGACTAAGGCACAGCTTAGTTCTTCACTGTCTCAGGGTGTCACTCAGGGCTCTTCGACAGAAAACTTAGGATTAGTCCGTCGTTTGACTCGATTGGTTACTGCCACCGAGTCTGCTCAGGGTGTTGCGAGTGTTCGTTTTGTTATTACTTCACTTTCTTCGTCATCGGGTCTCGTTGCCGAAAGAGATGACTTGAACGTTACGGTTCCTATTGAAGATAAGCTACAGACTGGAGGCGCTCTCGGTTCAGTCATTGGTACGACTACTTGGGGTCTGGAAGGGAATGAAAACATTCCTGAGATCGACATCAAGGTCGACAGTGTTGCAGTCACCGCGCAAACCAAGAAGCTCAAGGCTAAGTGGACGCCAGAATTGGGACAGGATCTTAATGCCTATCACAATCTTGACGCCGAAGTCGAGCTTACTAGCATTCTCTCTGAGCAGATTGCTCTAGAGATTGATCGTGAGATTCTTGCGGATCTCGTTAACGGTGCAAATGCTGGTACTTACTATTGGTCGCGCTCACCAGGACTGTTCTTAAACCGCACAAATGGTATCGAAATTGGCGCTAGCTCTGCTGCTCCCGATTTCACCGGTACTGTCAGTGAATGGTATGAGACTCTTGTAGAGACTGTCAATGACGTTTCTGCTCAGATCCACCGTAAGACTCTACGGGGTGGAGCAAACTTCCTCGTCTGCGGACCTGAAGTTGCTAATATCCTTGAGTTCACGGCTGGTTTCCGCGCAAGCGTTACTGCTGACGACGATAAGGGTTCTGTTGGTGCCGTTAAGGTTGGTTCGCTTACCAAGAAGTTCGATGTGATTGTAGATCCCTACTTCCTTCGTAACGTTATCTTGATTGGCCGCCGTGGCTCTAGCTTCCTAGAAAGTGGGTATGTATATGCACCTTATGTGCCACTACAGACTACCCCCACGATCTTCGGCCCTGAAGACTTCGTGCCCAGAAAGGGTGTGATGACTCGTTACGCTAAGAAGATGGTACGTCCCGATATGTATGGTCTTGTTATCGTGCGCGGTCTCACTGGAGAAGCAGGCGCAACTAGCTAAAAACTAGTAACCAAATAAAACGTAAAGCCTTCGTCTTCGGACGGGGGCTTTCGTGTTTGTAGAACTACTTACAGATGAACTTAAAGTTCAAACCAAAGTTATCGGGTAGATTTTAAAGCTACCCCCTAGTATTGCTGAAATAGATCAATGCAGGGACACGATTATAAAAGGAGGGTTTTTAACTATGGGAACAAAAAGAGTTGGCCTCGCGAGAATGCAGGCATTAATAGAGAATTTAAAGAGAGATATTAACTGGCAGAACGCCACGTCTCAGAATTTGGTGCTTCGAAAAACCGCCGGCGCGGCGGGTGCTCAAGGCCCTACTGCAATTGTTGTAGGAAAGAATGGAGGCCAAGGCCTGGTGGCCACTGCCACCGGTGCAGCAGATCCTTTTACGGAGTCTTCAACGCAGCTTTTTGACTTTGGTACATTGCTTTATTATGGAGATAGAGTATTTCGCTATGCAGGTATCGGTGGAGTCGCTGTTACTGCTGGCAAGTGTTTACAAGCTGCAGCCCTTTATAACGCTAATCACCGCGACATGGCCGTGCAAGCTGCTGCTGCCGCTGGTGCAACGTCGGTGGCTGTAACATTTGGCGGCGACACTGATGCTGCTGAAGATCTGTATGCAGAAGGCTATCTTCACGTTAATGATGATGCCGGCCAGGGCCAGCTTATGAGAGTCAAATCACATGCTGCCGTTGATGCGGGCGTATCCACCACCTGCACACTTAATCTGTATGACAAGGTAGTAACTGCATTAACTACATCCAGCAAGGCTGACCTAATAATAGCACCATACAATGACCTTGTTGTGGCGCCGGCCGCCGAAACCGGTCCTGTTGTTGGTGTTACCGTTATAGATATGACAGCGGATTATTACGGCTGGGTTCAGGTGAGCGGACCCTGTTCTGTTCTTACTATTGGAACTGTAGTTCTGGGCAATCATGCTGTTAGGTCCGGTGGCACCGCCGGCGGTGTCGCTCCCGCAACGGATGATCTTCTCCAGAATCTCGGAGCAGTCATGGTTGTTAATGGCAACACTGATAATAGTGTTATTTGGTTAAACATTGAGTAATCGTACAGTTATTAAGTTATAAAATAAACCTTTAAAGTTTTGCCCCCTTCCAACCGGTTGGGGGGTTTTTGTTTCGAGAACAAAGCCTAAAAACGCCAATCTCCTAAAAAATACCGCCGCCAAATTTTTGAGATTTTCGTTTTATAAAAATAAAACTATTTATTATATAACAAGGAGTTCCCATGGGAAAGAAAAGAAGATTAAAGTCTGCAAAGGCGAAGTTTAGCACTAAACATGCTAGTCATCCTCGTATGCAAAATTTAAATAGAGAGGAGGTACCTGAAGTAGAAGCTACATCGCCCGACCCGGAGCCGGAAGTTGTCGTTGTCTTACAAGAGGAAAAAAATGAAATAAAACCAAAACCTCCGCCGAAGCCAAAAACAGCTAAAAAGCCTCGTCGCACAACAAGAAAAAAGACAACTAAAAAGATTGAACCCATATCAACTTGATTTTAATTTGTTTCAGAATCAAAGCCCTCAGTAATCTGGGGGTTTTGTTTTATAAAACACTATTTATTTAATGAATATTTAAGGAAATTAGATAATGCCAACAAACTTAGCTCCTACGTCTACCCAAAGTTCAGTAATATTGACCTCTACAGGAAGTGTTACAGATGTGGCCTCCGCTGTTCCATTTGGAGCATATACAGGATCTACGGATTTTTTAAGTGGTGCTGCTTTACAAGTTTCATTTGTATATAAGAAGCTTGGCGGCGATGTAGTAGATATTGAGCTAACACCATCGAACGTATATGCTGCTTATGAAGAGGCTGTGTTGGAATATTCTTATATTTTCAACCTTCATCATGGAAAAAATACACTTTCTAGTGTTCTGGGCGCAACGACTGGTACATTTGATCACAAGGGAGATAGAAAATCGGGCCCAAGTGGAGTTAACTTAAAATATCCTAGATATCAGTTTACATATGCCATGAATGTTGGCGATGGAATGGCCGGCGCTGCTGGTTTTGGTGGAACAATTACTGAATATTCTGCATCTTTTAAACCTGTAACGAGCAAACAAGATTACGATATTCAAAGTATTATTTCAAGCTCATCAGCGTCGGGGGTCAATGAAGACGGAAAGGATGTCCCCTATGCTGGAAAAGTTGGTGACAACAGGGTTTTCATCACAAAAGTTTTTTACATGTCTCCACGGGCCATGTGGCGCTTCTATGGCTATTATGGAGGTATAGGCGTGGTCGGTAATTACTCTACCTATGGACAATTTTCTGATGATTCAACATTTGAGATTATTCCTACCTGGCAAAACAAAATGCAAGCCATAATGTATGAAGATTCAATTTATACTAGAACATCTCATTATTCATATGAGCTAATTAATAATAAATTGAGATTGTATCCCAATCCAACCGAATGGGCATTTAAACAGGCAGATAGTATATGGGTTAGATTTTATATTAAGACTGATGCTTGGACAGAGGACGATAATTATAAATCTGGCATAGAAGGTGTCAATAATGTTAACACAATGCCTCTTGATAATATTCCTTATCAAAATATTAATGCTATTGGTAAGCAATGGATCCGAAAATATGCATTATCAGTTTGTAAGGAGATGCTAGGTCAAATTAGGGGCAAGTTTACAACAATTCCTATTCCTGGTGAAAGTGTAACATTAAATCACTCTGAATTATTATCGCAAGCAAAAGAAGAACAGCAGCAATTGAGAGATAAATTAATGGAAATCTTGAAAGAGATGGAATATACTGAGCTTATTAAGAGAGACGTTGAGATCACAGAGGCAGCAGAGAAAACATTAAAAAGTTCACCATTGCCAATATTTGTAGGATAAATAGAGTATGTCTAATGAATGGAAAAAGCCAGCACAGCCTCCTCCACCTCTCTTTCTTGGAAAGAAAGAGAGAGATCTTGTTAAACAAGTTAATGATGAGCTTATCGAAAAGATCATCGGCCAACAGGTTCTTTATTATGCTATTGATTTAGAAACAACTAAGTTTCATGAACTATATGGCGAAGCTATTGAAAAAACATATTTACCACCTGTGCGTATATTCGCACTTGTAGAATATACTGATTTCTCAACGACATATATGGAAGGCGCCGGCGTCGATAAGTCTTGGGAGATTAATATACATTTTCATAAAAGAAGACTAGAAGAGGATCAAAACATGTATGTGCGCGAAGGTGATTTCGTATTATATAATGATTATTATTTTGAAATAGTTAAACTTCAAGAGCCTAAATTGCTATTTGGTCAAGCTAATAGGGAATTTGAAATTTCCGCTAGATGCCTTAGAGCTAGAAAGGGGTTATTTGATGCTACCTGATAATTTTGATTTTGCAATGTTGTCTCCCGGTAATTATAATTTACGAGAAGTGGGCATTTTGGAATCCACAATTGAAACAATAGATTATTCTATAGTGTCATGGTTAAAAGAAGATTTAAAATTGATGGCGCGCACTAATGATGGATATACAACAGTTCCGGTTTTATGGCAAGTTCCAGAAAGAGCATATCAAGTTAAACACAATAGAGATTTAAGAGATGATGCTGGTGCTTTAAAATTACCTTTGATCTCCATAGAGAGAACTGGCATTACAAAAGATCCAGCCAAAAAAGGGGCTTTTCAAGCACATTATTACTCTAAAAAGAAAGATGGCAGATCCGGCCGCTGGGTTATCGCTAAAAGAATCGTAGAAGACAAAACTAGAAATTTTGCTGTTGTAGGAAATATCCGTCGCGCCAATTACTCTTCAGGAGATGAAAAGCCTCAACGTTATACTCCAAGGGTAAATAAAAAAGTTATTATTCAAAGCTTGTCCATTCCGATTCCTGTATATGTTAATGTAGAATATAAAATTGTTATTAAAACAGAATACCAACAGCAAATGAATGATTTATTGGTGCCGTTTATGTCTCGTACCGGCCAGATTAATGCCTTCACAATGAAGAGAAACGGCCATTTATATGAAGCATTCATCGATCAAGGCTTCGTCCACAACAATAATGTTAATAATCTCGCTGAAGAAATGAGGATGTTTGGTTCAGAGATCACAATTAGAGTGTTGGGATATTTAATTGGGGAAGGAGAAAATGATGATCGTCCGTTGGTTATAGTAGACGAAAACGTTGTAGAAATAACATTCCCATCGGAAAGTCCAGTTCCTGAAGGCAACGATGACTTTTTTATTCCTTAAAGAGACGCCGTTAGCAAATGAAAATACTATTTAATTCATGATTACACTATCATTTATATGATTTTAATAACGAGGAATCCACAACATGTCAGTTAAGAATTTTAAATTTGTATCTCCTGGGGTGTTTATCAATGAAATTGATAACTCCTTTATTCCGAAATCGGCTGTTACGATTGGTCCGGTGGTTATTGGGCGCGCCCAACGCGGTTTAGCAATGCAGCCCGTCACGGTCGAATCATATTCTGACTTCGTTACAATGTTTGGGGACACCGTTCCAGGAAATGGGGGCGGTGATATTTATCGTGATGGAAACTATCAATCCCCAATGTATGGAACATATGCCGCAAAGGCTTTTTTGAGAGCAAACGTTGCTCCTCTTACATATGTCAGGCTTCTTGGAACAGAAAACGCAAACAAAACTACTGCCGGCGCAGCCGGTTGGGAAACAACTGATGACCCCGGCTCCGACATTTCGGGTACCCCCACCAACGGTGGTGCATATGGATTATTCGTCAATGTAAGCTCGTCTACGTCAGCGCAATCGTCCGGTGTGTTTGATTTTGGAACTGCTTCTTTGGCGGCTATTTGGTATGTTGACCAAGAAGGAAGTGTTCGGCTGAGTGGAAGCTTGTTTCATACTCCTGTTAATACCAATCTAACTTCTGGAGTTGGCTATGTCCTTCAGAATGATTCAGATTATTTATTTACAGTTACTGTATCAAGTTCTCTTCAGGGCGAAAGAGACATTAAGTTTGGTTTTGATGATTCATCTGAGACTTTCATTCGTAAGCGGTTTAACACCAACCCCCAATTGTGTGCAACGGCGGGGGCCTTTTATCCCTCTGCTTCGGCTGTACGGTATTGGCTTGGTGAAACATTTGAACAAGATTTACGAGACTCCAGCTTAGTTGGTGTTGATTCCTACGGTGTAATATTGCCGCTTGGAACTAATGCCAATGCGGCAGCTGGTGCGCACTCGATGCGTCGTTCTTCTATGGAAGGTCGTACAAGTTGGTTTATTGGACAGGATCTAAGTGGCCAAACTGGAAGTTATAGGCCCGAATCCATGCAAAAGCTTTTCCGTCTCATTGGTCGCGGCCATGGCGAATGGTTACATAAAAACTGTAAGGTTTCAATTGAAAAGCTTAGGCAGTCTAATACGACTACTTCAGATTATGGTACTTTCTCCCTTGTTCTTCGTCAGCTAAGTGATACGGACAACAAAGTGGTTGTGTTGGAGAGATTTGACAATCTAACGTTAGACCCAACGGCGCCTAACTTTGTTGCACGTAAAATTGGTGACAAATATCTTAGCTGGAACACTAGCGAGGATAGACTAAAAGAATACGGTGATTATAACAACTTGTCGAGATTTGTTCGTGTTGAGATGAACGCGGATGTAGAAGCCGGCGCCACAGATGCTCAGTTGCTTCCGTTCGGATACTTTGGACCTCCAAAGCCCAAAGATCTCCATCTTTCTGGCACCCAGCCTGGATCGGGCACCGGTACCACTGACCCAGCACTCGATAGTTCATTTATTTACTATCCCGCGCAACTGGCTTATGCGAATACAACTGCGGTTTTAAGTGGATCTACACTCCACCGTGGTCCCGCCGGCACCAACGTCAGTGGCTCTCTGACTGGTTCATTGAAGTTCCCGCAAGTACGCTTGAGAACGTCAGCTTCTGATGGCGGCTTAAGTGATCCGACGAAGGCTTATTTCGGAATGCAAACTACACGTACTGCCACTAGCACTACACATGATCCAAGTGTTGCGGATCCTCATAGGTTATGGTTTGGATCATTTCCCGATGACCCAACCACTTATGGTTCTCAAGCTCCAAGCGCTCTTTCCGGGGTTCTAGCTTGGGGGTATGTCTTCTCAATGGATGATATAAAACTAGATGGACTAACAAATGTATATAACTATGCTTCTGGGGCCCGCTCTGGAGGTACAAGCGTAGGAGCTTACACTACACTTCTTAACGCTGGTTATGATAGCTTCACGGCTCCTTTCTGGGGTGGATTTGATGGATGGAATATCCTGGTACCTGATCCGCTTTATAACGTAGGAATGGGAACAAGCGCCACAGTACTTAATAGCGCCCCTTATAACACTATTAAGCAGGCCATTGACACAGTGGCAGATCCAGAATATGTTAATATGAACCTACTAAATGTTCCTGGCTTGACCAACGATTCATTAACGGCTCATATGATTAATGTTTGTGAGGAGAGGGCAGATGCGCTGGCACTTATAGACTTGGCTAACATATATATTCCTTCTCATGAGCGTTACTATTCTGATAAGTCTGATAGAATTGGAACAACTCCAACTCAGGCTTCTAATAACTTAAGAGACAGACGGATTGATTCCAGTTATGGTTGCACATTCTATCCTTGGATTCAGACTCGCGATGAAATGACTGGAAGACTACTCTGGATTCCGCCTTCAGTTGCAATGATGGGCGTTCTGGCTAGTTCGGAAAGAAAATCAGAAATCTGGTTTGCGCCGGCAGGATTCAACCGTGGAGGCCTTTCCGAAGGTGCTGCAGGAATTCCTGTTACAGGCGTTACAGAAAGATTAACATCTAAGTCTAGAGACCTTCTTTATGAACAACGTATTAATCCGATTGCTTCGTTCCCATCCAGTGGAATTGTTGTCTTTGGACAAAAAACATTGCAAGAGCGCCAATCTGCACTAGATAGAATCAATGTAAGACGTTTGGTTATTTACTTGAAAAAGCAGATTTCCATTCTTTCAACACAGATTTTGTTTGAGCAGAATGTACAGGCAACCTGGAATAGGTTTAAGTCACTTATTGAGCCTTTCCTAGCAAATGTTAAGACAAGATTTGGTATTACTGACTATCGACTAATCCTTGATGAGTCAACCACAACACCAGATCTTATCGATCAGAACATTCTTTATGCTAAGATTATGATTAAACCGGCAAGAGCAA